TGTAGTATAAGTATTTATACCAGTCTTTATTGCCACACTATCTATGCAAACAAGCGGCCCATAAGGCAAATCAACAATCCAAACTTGAGGAGCAATGCCGCTTAGGCTTATGTTTGCTTTTAAGAGTTTATTAACAAGTGCAATACCACTAATCTTCTCCAAATGTACCCTAGATGCGCTTATCAAGTCTTTTATCAAACCATCCTCAAAATCGTAGTCTATCTTAAGCCAACTTTTCGCATCGGGTAGGGATACTGGCTCTACAACGCCATCAGCTATTGTCGTTATCCCGTTTATATATATCGCCATTTTTACTAATATTTATAATACATTTCTCTGACCCATTTTTCAAACTCATCGAGTGTTTTGCTCGGATCATGATTTCGGGATCGATCTTTCGCTTTCCTTGATGCTTCGCTATATTTTTGGGCATTATCCAGTTCAGTAATTGCTTTAACCCAGCTTTTAATATCATTCCTATCTTTTATATAAATGCCCGCTTTGCCACAATTCTCCTTCAATCCTTCGGCTTCCGAGCAAATTACGGGTATCCCACTACACATTGCCTCGGTTGCCGTTCTTCCCCAACTTTCATATTCACTCGGCATTAATAGTATTCTAGTTTTCCTATAATGTTGCAATATATTGGCCGAATTTGGCACGATTGTAAGGTTTTTAATACTTGGCCTTACTTGCTCATCATAGCTCCCTAAAACGCCTAGAAATCGCTTGTGGGGCATTGCCTCTGCTATCTTTTCAAATATCTTCCCGCCTTTGTTCTCGTTTAGGTTAATTAGAGTAATATATTCATTCTTCGACGGATCAATCCCCAAGTCATAGATGCGATAGTCAACGGGCGGAGTCATTATAAAGTTAGGCCAATTATAATTTAACTTGTCTTTTAACCAAAAAGAATTATACACAATGTGTTGATTTGCGTTTGCGTTTACAATTTCGGGGTATAAATGGCTATTGTGTATTAAATGAAAAACGGGTTTTTTATACAATTGAGCTGCCCCAATTGTCCATCTTGTATAATCCAAATGTGTAAAAACTACATGACTCCAATTCATTAAAGAGTCTATCACATTTGGTTGTGGAGGAAATACATCTATGCCGTCAAAGACATAATTGTTTTTAATCTTATATTGATTGGCTTGATGCAGTAAAACTTTTATGTGATGCCCTTTTGATTGTAAATCTTTAAGCATCCAATGTAGCATATACTCAGCACCGCAGTTGTGGCGTGGAGGATATAAATGAATTGAAGCAAGTATATTCATAGTAATTTATTTGCAGAGCCATCAAAGATATTTGTATAATCAGCAAGATGATTCCATAGTGGAGAGTAATGTGGTTTTTGCCAAGCCATCATTGGCGAAATTATAAAAGTTTTTAACCTTGGTTGTATATTTCTTAAAAGCCAGTCATCAAACATATTTGTATAATCATTATATGACTCGCATAATTTTTTCGGATTATTATAAAGCACTGCGTGAGTTGTCCAACAACCATTTACGCTAAATAGATTGTCACTATACCTTGAATACTCACCAATTATATTTGCTCCTAAATAACAAAGCTCCCAATCACTAGGGAGTTGACTTAATGCGCTTTCGTAATGCGCATATTCTTTTATCACTACATCATCTTCAAATAACGGCAACACTCCTTCGTGTTCGCTCATTATTTTCATCATGCTTTTATTAAAACTATGCTTTGGATTTTCATGCTTAATTGCATAGTATGGAATAGGATCATATCCTAATTTAGAAACTTCTCGCATTGCGCTACCAAGACGATCTAGCGCATTTTCAGTAGTAAGTATATAAGCATTCATAGTTAAAAAAAAGGAGGCTTACGGGCCTCCCTTTTAGATTTATGTATGGGCAAATTAGATAGCTCCGTACAAGCAAGCAGTAGGCTGGAAACTCATCAAGTCGCAACGAGCTTCGCAACGGAAAGTGATCAAGTTCTTAATGAAATCATCTTGGTCAAATTCTGTGCTTCTTACTGCAAGACCGCTTTGTTGAGCGATAGCAAACTTAGTTGTATCGAGAACATAAGCCTTAGATGCAGTTACCAAGCTATGAGGAATAACTGGGATACCCATGATTCTCACGTTACCTTGAGCATCGATAGTGATACCACCAGGTACGGAGTAAGAACCGTTAGTAGGCAAAGTTTTCATTACGTTAGCCCAACCAGCGTGTGTGGTCAAGATAAGGTTTGCGTTCCAGTTCAATGCTCCAAGTTGAGCAACATAATCTACAAATTTCTCGGCAGTGTTTGCACCACTTGAAGAACCAGCGGTTGCAGATGCAGCGAGGTCGTTCAAATAATAGGTATCTTCTGCTCTTTGGAAATCTTCGATCAAAGATTGTTGCAAGTAAGCATTCAAAAAAGGTAGATCATCAACCATTTGGCGAGATACTTTTACATAACCAGCGATGAATTGCAACACCTTGTTTACAACGGTTACATCGTAGTCGATTTGTGCTTTACCGCTACCTTCAGTTTGCTTACCGAAAGAACCTTCACCAACTGGGATGTTGCCTTTAGGAAAACTTACTGAACCAGTAGAAACTGGGATAATGTTAAATACGCTTCTCAAGTGTGGGTTTACGAAAGAACGGAGCGCAGGAGAATTGATGTAAGAAGTGTAAGGAGAACCAGTAAGGTTTCCAGCTTCGGTCATAACACCTACGGCTTTAAGATCAAGTTCAAAATTAAAACCTTTACCGTTTGATCTTACCGCTTCTTTGATTGAATCGTAACCTTTAACGATTGCTTCGCCAATTGCAGATTTGATTTCAGCGATGTGTTCGTTGTAAGATTGTGCTACTTTCTTCTCTTCTTTAGCAGAGAGTTTACCGAAAGCAGATTTAGCAGCAAGGATTTCTTCTCTTGCTTCGATCAAGTTTTTGTTGTTCTTAGCAACTTGCTCGTTCATTTCTTCTACTTTGCTTTCGAACAATTTAGCAGCCTTTTCAGTTGCAGCAGCAACTTCGGCTTTTTGTTCTGCGAGTTTAGCTTCCAAAGCTGACTCGAATGATTTTAGATCGCTCATTTTTGTTAATTAATATTTGTTAATAATATGTATCAATGAATCAACCGAGATAGAATCTTCTTTTTGCTGCAAAGGTGTCTCATCGACTGCCTCCGTGCTACTCATTCTCTCTACCATTTCGGCCAATTGTTTTACTTTAAGAATGCAAAGATCAATGGTCTCATCCGTTACATCGCTATTGCGAATAAACTTCTCAAAAGACTTTATTTGATCTTGCAATTGCTCTATTGTTGCCATGTTCTTCATACCAATTAAAGGAGTTGCTTCGTTAGCACCCCAAGCGGTTAGGCTTGATCCTTCAAATAGCATTACCTCATGAATTTGGTTGCCATTGTCGGCCTTTTGCTCACGAAGTGTTTTAAATCCGATTGAATGCTCGGCAATAAGCCCACTCTCAATCATTTTTACGTAGTCCTTACCAAGTGTGTGAGTACCTACTTTACTTTCGTAGTAAAGACCATACTCATCTTCTCTCAACACTTGTATCTTACCAAGTGGTTTAGAGGGATCGTGATTAAGTAGATGCTTAATCCTTCCTTTTCCTTCTGGCCCCCAATCTTGGATTGATCTTTTAAATGCACCAGGCATCATAATATCGCCATCACTATCCACATTACCAAATGCCGAAAAGTAACCGCTCACAACGCCTTGCTTAGTATCAACATCCTTAACCTCAAGGTTAAATGATTTGTAATTGTATATCATGCTCTTTTTATTGTCGTTTTGTTGTATCATCAAAAAATTCTTGCTTCGTTTAGTTTTGGTTTTAGTATTAAGTTGCCATTGCGATCCCTACGTGGAATAAATGCCACGGTGCATCTGCAATTTATAGTAAAGCCTGGAGGTGCATTAATGTCACCTGGTTGCATTGCCGCAACGGGTTCACCATCCTTGCCATTCTCATCAAATGTCTCATCGTATCTTACAATCCTACCATCTAACTCAACATGGTCGAACTGATTTCTTGGAATACGACGAGTCCTATTGTCTTTTGCGCTTATCCATTGCTTGTCAACATAAAAGTCATGAGCATCCGCACCCATCATAGATGCCATGTTGCTTGACCTCATTACTTCTGTTCTCACAATTCGCCTTGCTCTAAACGCCGCATAAGCTAATTGCTCATCGCTCTTTATGATTCTCACAATGTCATCAACGCTCAATCCTTCCTCAATGCCTTTTTGTACTATTGACAATAATTTGCGTTTTGTTGTGCTTGTGATGTCACTAACCAAAGTAAATCCTTGATTCATCAAGAAGTCCATCATTTGATCTGTCCACTCACGATTAAATCCAAAAGTCATCGCTTTGCGATTGGCTTCTATCTTTAATGCACGATATACGCTATTGCCAAATAGTACCGCCGCTTCCTTATACAATGATTCAAAGACCTTAATTAATTCCTTGCTCCACAAATCAAGACCAAGTGAAGATTGCGCCGCACCTAGTCCATCTTTTTTTATCCTATTACCAAAGTTATTAAATTGTTTGGTAATGCTATTTTTTACTTGCTCGTAATACTTTGTATCTAGTTGCCTACGCAACCTCTCCACTTTCCGAAAGTACTCCGCTCTTTGCTTGGCGTTCATCTAGTAGCTTTTGTTTATATGCTATCCTCAATGATGTCATCATCCTCCTCTCTACTGCGCACTGTCGCTCGCTCTTCAGCTTGGGATATTTCATCATCACTATCCTCATTATCTCCTCTTCGGTTGTTTGCGATGTTATCATCTCCATTTTCTTCGTTTTCGCTTGGAGGTATTGTCAAGTCCATTACGGCTTGCTCAATAGGAATAAGCCCTTGGTTGATATAAGCATACTCAAACGCACCTTCTCTTTCTTGGTAGTTCATTGCTACTCTCTTCTCGTCAAAGGTCAACCAGTTTGCATCTCTTAGTGATCTCACCATTCTCTCCATGTCTTGTTGCATCTCGGGAAGAGCCGTAATATCAAAGTCAATAAATACATCCTCACCATATCTAGGCACTAAGAATTTATTTAACTCATCACGGAGTTGGCAACACATCGGTATGATGGTGTTAGTAATAAGGTCGCGCATTGCGTTTTGGTAGTTGTTGTAGCTAGATGTGTCAACATCAAAAAGCACGGCGGGAAGGCCAAACACCCTACACCATTGGTGCATTGACATCCTTAAAGTATTAACTAGCTCCATATCTACCGAGCTTAGTCCAAAATTCATATAATCCCAAGGTGTTTGCAATACGGCCACTCGGCCTTTGTTGTCCACACCATTGATGTACTCATTCACCGCTCTTTTTATGCTCTCGGCTTGCTCGATTGTGAAATTAGGCACGATATTGCCCAAAGGCCTAGGAGTTATTGCGCCTTTTGCGCCTCCATTGCCCGTCATCGTTGCTGAGGCATCCGCCGCATTGTTACTCATGCGCAAAGTCTTGTAAGCCGCACGAAGTGGCGACAAACCACGCAAATGAGTTCTCAATGTCACATCAAAGTCGGGATTCCAACTCTTCCACATCATTACTTGCTCTTTAGGCAAATCTACCCCACCCCCAATTTGTAATTTGTAACCCAAGATATTGTAAACATCGTTTGGGTCTGGGTATATCTCAACGTATTGGGTAGGGAGTATATTAAGCTCCGAGAATCTACCGCCAAGTTTACCGTCATTACCATAAACATTTCCCTCCCCCGAAAGGTATCTGTAACCAAATAAATTTTCAAAAAACTGATCTTGCGCTTGATAGTTATTTGGGCGCTCTAGCAA